TTATTTTATTTTTTCTATATCCTCTCGCAACCATTCTAAATCACGTACGGTGTAAGTGGATTCAGTTATATCTTGAATTGAATGACCGACCATTTCTTTGAGGGCGTATTCATCCATTCCGGCTTTTTTACCCATCGTAACAAATGTTGTTCGAGGATCATGAGGTCTGTGTTCGGGATTCAAGTTTAATTGTTTAACAACCTTTTCAAAACGACTTGCATATTTGTCGTATGTTACAGACCAGGAACCAGAGTGAGTTTGTCCTTTATCATTGAAAAGATAATCGCTGTTTATAGAAAGGGCGAAATCATAATTGCGTTTCACAAGTTCTTTGATTTTGGAATGAATAGGAACAATCCGTTGCTTTCCGGCTTCCGTTTTCATTCCTGCTTGCATATACCATTTCTCCAAATTTACTTCATCTAAGCGTAAAGTAGCAAGTTCTTGAGGTCGCCATCCCATATAGCATTGTATGATAATCCAGTCTGTAAATTTAACATCATCAACATTTTTCCATAAAAGATCCATTTCTTTATTATCAAAGGGAAAATGCTTTTTCTTGTTTTTTTCTATTTCAACGATAACATCTCCAGAGAGCTCAAATGTTCTTGCATAATTCATTGGTACAATTTCGTATTCTAAAGCATAGTCTAGCATGTTATTGAATAGTGATTTTATTCTCGATTTAGTTCCTGGAGTTGCATAAATTTTTTCCCCTTTCTTTTTTCCGCGAGTTTCAATTCGAAAACCTTCCTCCATACACCCTTTAATATGTCGAGATCTGATGTCTTTCGCACGCATATCATATATAGAAGAACAATAAGCCCATGCCGAGTTTACAGTCCTAATATAGTTGTCTGTGGCATTTTTAAAATACTCAGCAGTCCATTTTTCGTAAAGCTCTTTCACTGTAATGTCTGGCTTTAAGTCATATGGATTTTTATTATATTCTACTAATGCGGCATAGGCGTCGTTATAAGTTGGAAAATAGGATTCCGGTTTTAGTGGCTTACATATAGGACGACCAGTAGATGTTTTTCCAACAGTAACCATTGCCCGATATGGGTTTCTAAGGTTTCGATTTTTGATTTGACTTATCTGTCCAAAGCCGTTAGGAAGTCGTTTTCTTTTATTATTTTTATTGCGGGGCTTTCTTGGTTTGATGTCTGGCTGTATCGGATATCCACAATGTGGGCAGAAAGTAGCTTTATCGCTTATCTGTAATTCGCATTCGGGACATTTTAGCAGCATATTTCATACCTCCTTCACGATATTAAAATGAGTTTTGTGTGTGGCAATGTTGATTTATCATGAGTAATCATATATGCTAGTGTAGGAATTGTCAACTCCTACACTCAATATTTTAAAGGGTTTTAATATATGGTTAGTAATGATAAATCAATTTGTCAGAATTGTGGGTCTAAATTAAAACGGTATGATAAGGTTTCAAGAATAGTACGGACGAAAGGCGGAAAAACTTCGTGGATAGAGATTGAACGTTTTCGATGTCCCGTTTGCGGTCAAATACATAGAGAGTTACCAGATTATATTTTTCCGTATAAGCAATACGAAGCGGAGGTGATTCGTGGTGTGTTGGAAGGTTTTATTACTTGTGAAACTTATGGATATGAAGATTATCCATGTGAAATGACCATGATTCGATGGAGGAATTCGCAGGAATTACAACTCCTTTTGTGAAGAATAAAACGAAAGGAGAAAAATCATGTCAAAAGAGGAACGGCACTTACAGACTAAGATTCGAATGTTTGAGGACATACTTTTAAGAACAAAGAATCCAAGTCAAGTAGACAACATCCAAATGGAATTGACAAGGATGAGAGCAAAATTGCAAAAATTATACTTCAAGAGAATGGAGTCCTAACAAGGGCTCTTTCTTTTTTGTGTGTATCGTTTTGCCACTGAGGTTGTTTTAACAAATCGCAAGTCTTATCCTAGAATAGCCGTTGAAAGGAGGTAACAGCCAATGGAAGAAATTACATTTACACCGGGGTCTGTTCCAGTGGTAGTGGTAGCCAGAGTGTATGGAAAAGATGCTTCTTGGGTTCGTGCCGGTATTATATCCGGGTGGCTACCAATTGGAAAAGCTACTAGAAATGGTAAATTGATAACCAACATTGAGGAGATGAATTCAAGATACGGACGCATCAATTTTTACATCTCTCCGAAACGGCTTTGGGAGGAAACGGGATATTTGTGGAAAGGAGAGAAAAATTAAAAATGGGCACAACAATTCGTCCGGAATTATCGGAGAAAAATCCATATTGGATTGAACGTCATCGTTATTATGAGCTGAAGCATTTTTGTCTTCAATATCCAATCTGGAAAAAAGCATATGCAGCCTTGGATGGGCTTAGCCGCCGACCTTCCGATTTAGAAGTCTTTTCGAAAAAGGGAGAGATTAGCGATCCAACTGTTCGGTGTGTAGAAGCTCGATCCTATTATATTGAGCGTATGAAGACTGTTGAGCAGGTAGCGATTGCAACGGATGCGGAGTTATCCAGCTATATTCTAAAAGGAGTAACCGAAGGATGGTCTTATGACATCTTGAAAGCTAGGTTAAATATTCCATGCTGCAAGGATGTTTATTACAACTTATACAGACGATTCTTCTGGTTATTGAACAAAGCGAGGGATTGAAATGAAAATTATAGACATAGCAGTCAAGAAGGTCTATCGTTTCAACTGTCCGAATTGTCAGAGTCGTCTGGAAGCCGACAGTAAAGAAGTGGTAGATATCGGAGGAAAGGTGTGTAAATTCCATTGCCCTATGTGCCGGAAAGAGCGGTACATTGCTTGGTCTGACATGAGAAAGAAAATCGTGTATGAGGGTGAGAATACGCAATAATTACATCTCCTATTGTGAAAGGAGGTCGTTTAAATGATTAAATCAAAATTTGGACCGATAACAAATCCTAAAACAGGTATGAGCAAAGACATTGTTATAAATGCTTTGTCAAAAGAAAGTCTTAAAGACATTTTAATAGGTGGAGGTATTGTGATGGTAGGTATTACCTATCTAGCATTATCAACGTTTAAAAATGGAGCAAAGGCTTTTGAAACGGCGGAGTATGAAACATTGGAATCGCTTGATTTGTTTACTAATTAACGGTCAAAGACAAACGTCATTTAATAACAGATTTAAAGACTGAGCCAGCAATGGCTCTTTCTTTTTATCCTAGATTAAAATGCAGTACCGAGGTATCTGAAAGACATGTTATGTTGATATTTGAAAAAATCCCGGGTGGGAAATTTGGAAAAAGGTTTTTTGAAAGGTGGGGACAAAATATGGAACTGATTATTTGTATTATTGTTGGCATCATTATCGGAATTGTCTTCGGACGACGAGTGTTTCGAAGCGATGTCGTGGGTTCGCTGCGAGTTGATCAATCAGATCCGGATAGCGGACCTTATTTGTTTTTGGAGCTGTCTCATGAAGGGGTAGATGCGATATATAAGAAAAAATATGTTGTCCTAAAAGTCAACATCCAAGATTATATTTCGCACGAATAACAAGTCCTTTTATGGAACAGTTAATGAATTCACGAAAGGAGAACTAAAATGGGTGAAAACATCAAAGAATTGTTGAACGAGGAGATAGCGGCAGAGATTCAGGCGATATCTTCTCTGGATTCAGGTAGCGAAAAGAAATCAAAGGCTATAGAGGATTTAGCGAAGCTGTACCGTTTGAGAATCGAGGAAAGTAAAAATGAGTTAGACGCGGAAGATAAGCGAAGTCGCCGTACATTGGAAAGTGAGGCAAGTATCCGAGAACATGAGATAAAACAGTCTCAATTGGATGAACAAATCAAAGCAGATGTACAAGATGAGCAATTTAAGTCCTGCCAGCTCAACGAGCAAATGAAAGATCGATATTTCAAAGTGGGTATTGCTGCGGCAGAACTTCTTATACCATTGATGTTCTATGGTATCTGGATGCGGAAAGGATTTAAGTTTGAGGAAACTGGAACTTATACCTCAACAACATTCAGAGGATTGTTCAATCGTTTTAGACCGACAAAGAAATAATTAACCGGTCAGAAAATGAGGAGGGCGTGATTTATACATGTCCTCTTCGTTTTTGCGTGATTTTTACAGACGCTATTATGGAAAGGAGATGCTATAAAGAGCTCTTTGTCTCTTGACTATAAACCGGAAGAAACCGTACAATAATAGCGGTTCTTTCGAAAATGAAAGGAGATAATATTTATGAGCCACAAAATTATCAAACCAGAAGGTATTGAATTGATTGAGTACCTGAATAACGGATATGCGATTTGCAATCGGTGTGGAGCCGTCATGAGGCAAACAGAAGATCCGAAGACTGGATGCGGAATTTATATCTGTCCATCGTGCGGATTAAAGATGGACGAAGAGGATTACGAGTATGAGTCCGATGAAGAAGTAGAGTGGACGGAAGAAATGCTCGATATGGAACAAGGAGATATTCCTCCAGCCGGATGTAGAGCCTGCGGAGGACCATATCCGTATTGCAAAACGTCATGTAAGCTATTTGATGACTAAAAATATTATTGAGAGAAGGTCTATGCTTCGGCATAGGCTTTTTCTTTTTGGAGAATAAACGATGCGATACCATTATGAAAAACCAGAGATCTATTTATCAATGTATGGGAAAGTATATTTTTGCGATCATCCGGTCTATCATTGTTGCACGCTATTTCAAATCGGAGAAAAGGGACTGGCGGTTATTCAGCAGCGATTTGATGAGAAAACGAAGAGCACCTGGTGGGGAGAAGTGGACCCATGGATTACGGATGATTTATATTTGCATCCTTGCTTTAAAGAATACTTTGATATGCGTTCTGGAATGACTACGAACGGACTTTATCCAACCGTAACGATTCGTCAGATTATGTGGGCTTTAAAAATGAAGCCGATTAAGAGAGAACGATGGGAGACGGTCTTTGACAGACGGGATATTTAATCCGCAAAAATCACAACTCCTGTTATGGAAAACTGATAAAAGTGAAAGGAGTTTAAGGGTGATGGACGAAATGAAAATCAGCTCAAAATTTACACGGATGTTACTTTCAAAATTAGCAAAAGGAGTATTACATAAAAAACTTGGATACGACATAGATATCCAGTTAAACGAGTTAAATGCTTCGATTTCAGATGAGAAAGCACATGTGCATGTAAGTATTGACGCGGATATGAGTAAAGAAGAACTCATGAAAATTCTGAAAAAAGTCGGTTTGAATTAGAGGAATTGAGCCAGCAATGGCTCTTTCTTTTTACTCCGCAAAATTTACAATTCCTATTATGGAGAAACAGTTAGCTCATTGGTAGAGCGCCACGCTTTTGTGGGGGGTAATCGGTTCGAGTCCGATACTGGTTCTCTTTTATTTTTTATCAATCTTAGGAAAGGAGATTTTTAAGAATGTGGTCAAAAATTTAAGTCTGGGTGATTTGGAGTTAATTTTATGCGATTGGTATGAAATGGATGAACAACTTCCAAATCCTATCTTTGAAAAGAAAGAGTTTGAACGGGTCAGTAATGGTTTATGGGCTATTGGGGAATTTCGAAATTATGTATCAAAACAGATTTATCCAGAAACTCAAACTTCGATAAAAAATCTGAGAGAGATGGCTTGTACATTTGCAAAAAAGATGGAAATGTTTGCATCTATGAACAAAAAGAATAGTTCCATTTTCATGACTGCAAAACTGATCGGAGAAAGTATTCAAGATTTACTACACGCTATGGAGTAAGACAAAACGAAAGGAGAATATCATGCAAAAAGTTAAAATCTCAAAAAGAGTTGGGAGGCAATTGTATCGCTCTTCGCCGACCATATTAACTGTAGTGGCTTCCGTTGGAGTTGTTACAACAACTATTATGGCTGTTCGAGCAACACCAAAGGCAATAAAAATATTGAAAGAAGCGGAGTTAGAGAAAGGGGAAGATTTAAGCAAATTAGAAATTATTCGAGCGGCTGGACCGATTTATATTCCTTCTGTTCTACTGGGAGTTTCAACCATCGCATGTATCTTTGGGGCAAACGCATTAAATCAAAAGAAACAAGCATCTTTGATGAGTGCCTATGCCATGCTTAACGAATCTTATAAGCAATATCGAAAGGCAGCCAAGACAGTTTATGGGGAGGATGCGGATGATAAAATCCATGCGGAAATGGCGAAAGACGCGATGGTATCGACATATGACTGGGGATATCAGGTTTACAACATGGATATGGATTCCGATAGCGAGAGGTTACTTTTCTACGATCTTGCTTCAAAGAAATATTTTAGAACAACGATGGCTGCTGTATTAAATGCTCAATACCATGTAAATCGTAATCTTTCAGTAAGAGGGGTTTGTCCGTTGAATGAATATTTGTCCTTTCTTGGTTTGGATGAGGTGGACGGAGGTGATGTAATTGGTTGGGATATATGTTATATGATTGAAGAAATGGATTGTTACTGGTTGGATTTTGATAATCATAAAACGACTTTGGAAGATGGGCTGGAATGTATCATCATTGATACGATGGCATTGAGTAAATTTGAGTGATTCGCAAAAATTACAAACCGTATTATGAAAGGAGGCTAATGCTTTATGACGAATGGAAAAATTATCAAAACTATTGGTATTGCGGTTACCGTAATTGGGTTTGGAGTGAATATCCTTACCGATTGGGTGAACGAAAAGAAAATGGATGAGAGAATCGAAGAGAAAGTAAATGAGGCACTTGCCAAACGAGATAGCGAAAACGAAGAGGAGTCCTAACAAGGGCTCTTTCTTTTTAGTTTGGAGTAGGTGCATATGAACGATGAAGCGATTCAAAAAATTATAAGCTATGCAAACGAATATTTATTCGAACCGAGGTCAAATTGGTCTAAACAAGCCATTATGGAACGCTCATATGAAAGATGGGCAGTTGATGAGATTCTTTTAACTATTATGGATCATCCATTGACCGAAGCCGACTTTGTGATAGAAGGATTTATTTTAAAAATGGAATTTTTTCTTCATATGTCGGGAAATCAGGCAAATAATCTTATATTTCAAGTTGCAGAAAATACGGCTGAGGCACTTCTTGGTCTTATTTTATAACCACAAATTTTATATTTTCGAAAGGAGAAACATCATGAAGGTATTAAGAAAACAGGAAATTGAAACAGCTAACATTCAGGTAGGAGATCAGGTAATTATTCCATTAGCAGAGATTGGCGAGTTTAGCGCAACTGCTCACAAGGTTACGGATGAAGGAATCATGTTTATATTTGATGAGTATATTACTCGTCGTCCGATGAATAGCAAAAATACAAACAAAGGCGGCTTTGAAAAGTCTGAACTGAAAAAGTGGATGGATACGGTTCTGCTTATGGCATTCCCGGAGGAACTGCGTGATAAGATTTATGGTCTTACGCTTCCTACTGTTGGACAGATTGTGGGGCATGAAGACGAATGGGATAATAACAATTTAGAACCCGATACTGACGAGCAGCTTCCGTTGATGACGGAACGAAAGAACAGGGTTGCTTATTTTAAAAATGATTCATCATGGGGCTGGCTGAGAAATGCAGCAAAAGAAGAAGTTTCTTCGGCTTATTTCGCTTTTGTGAGCGGCAGTGGCTATACGTCCTACCACTACGCTTCGTACTCTGATGGGGTTCGTCCGGAATTCTGGTTGGTTAAGCAGGAATCCAGGGGCCCTGTGCCCCGTGAAAGCAAGGTTTCTTATAGAAATTACTGTGGGGGAAGGAACTCAAAAGAGGTAACAAAAGAATCCTTACAGGAGGAGGTTTTTGAAAAAGAGAACGAGATCAAGCTTCTCAAACAGGAAATCAAAAATCTGGAAGAGAAAGAGGCTATGGAACAGGCGGCTCGTGAAACGAAAAAAGTGATGGATAGTTATATTCAGGCCGGATTTACGAAAGACGAGGCGTTTCAGATGGTAATGGAGCTATCAAAAACGATTCTCGGAGGAGGAAGATAATGAAAAAAGAATTATCAAAAAGCTTTTTATTGCTTAAAACATCGATTAAAAAACATAGTCCAGAAATTCTTACAGGCATTGGTATTGCCGGCATGATTACGACAACTGTTATGGCGGTTCGTGCAACACCAAAGGCTCTTATTCTTATCGAAGAAAGAAAAGAGGAAATCGGTGTTAATCAGCTCGAGGCCGTAGATTTGATAAAAACAACATGGATGTGTTATGTTCCGGCAGCACTTACGGGGACACTTTCCATTGCATGTTTAATCGGCGCTAGTTCGGTAAACGTTCGTCGAAACGCAGCACTCGCAACAGCCTACACCTTATCGGAATCGGCTCTCAAAGACTATCAGGAAAAAGTAATAGAGATGTTTGGAGAGAAGAAAAACGAAGCTGTAAAGGATGCTATTGCAAAAGACAAAGTTGAGAAAAATCCGGTGGTTACACGAGAAGTAATCATTACAGAAAAAGGAAATACACTTTGCTATGATGCGGTGTCTGGGAGGTATTTCAAGGGAGATATCGAGAAAATTAAGAAAGCTGAATGTGAGCTGAATCGACAGATGAGGGATGAAATGTATATATCCCTGAATGATTTTTACTATGAAATTGGTTTGGATAATATTAAGCTGGGGGATGAACTTGGTTGGAATATTGATGACGGATATATCGACTTATCCTTCAGTTCACAATTAGCCAGTGATGGAACACCTTGTCTGGTGATCGATTACACAATTGCACCGAGATACGACTTTCGTAATTTGAGATAACCGCGCGAAAAAAACAATGGCTTTAATGGAAGAAGAATCACACATTTTCAAAAAATGAAAGGAGAATATTTATGGAAACTAATGAGATCATGAACAATGAAGAGGTTATGGAGACAACTACTGAGGAAATCGTTAAATCGAGTTCTGGTAAAGGGTTTAAGGTTGCGGCCGGTGTTGGTTTAGCTGTACTTGCAGGTGTTGTAATCTACAAGTATGTGGGTAAACCGATGATTGCCAAAATCAAAGCTCAGAAGGAACAGCAGATTATCGATGCTGAGTGGGAAGATTCAGATGAACCGAACATCGAGAGTGAGAAAGAGGAATCCGAAGAAATCTAAAGAGAAAACTGTGTTTCAACACGAGGGAGAGTATCTGTAACAAGGTACTTTCCCTTTTTTCTTTTATCCGGAGGTGAATTTTATGAATTTATATTTATATGATGGACCGGTGATGGAGTTCGATAACTGTGTTGCCAATCGTTGGACTGCTTCTACACGAGCGGTTTCTGAAAAGAAAGCACGATCGAATCTTACATATCAATTTAAAAAGAAAAACAATCGACTTCCGGGTACAAAGATTATATTACCTGGAAAAATTAGTCTAGTGAGTGGAAAGGAGACAACTTAATGGAGGAATATAAGCCAAATTCCCATAGGTCAAAGGAGGAACGAAAAGAATCTATTCCAGAAAAACATGTAGAGAAAGTAATTTCCGGAACGGTGAAGCCTAAGAAGAAGTCAGAAATGCAGAAGTTTGCGGATGTATTCATTTCTGAGGATGTCAACAATGTGAAATCGTATATTGTGATGGATGTTCTTGTGCCGGCAATTAAAAAGGCAATTTCTGATATAGTTACCAACGGTATTGATATGATTTTGTACGGAGAAGCTGGGAAATCAAAAAAGAATTCTACAGCGTCCAAAGTATCCTATCAGAAATATTATGATGGCGGAAAAAAAGATTATGCCGCACCGAAAAGTCGGACAAGTTATGAATATGATGAACTCTTATTTGAAACTCGCGGAGATGCAGAATCTGTTCTGGATGCTATGAATGAAATTATTGCTCAGTACGAGGTTGTCAGTGTCGCAGACCTCTATGATTTGGCGAATGTGTCCAATGACAACTATGCTGCAAATAAATATGGCTGGACGGATATTGCTGGATGCAGAGCAGTTCGTGTAAGAGATGGCTATATCTTGAAACTACCTAAACCTACACCATTGTAAAGGAGAAAATAGATTATGTATGAATCAGAAGATAAAATGGTATCTCATCCGGAGCATTATATGTCCAAAACAGGTATGGAAGTCATTGACGTCATTGAAGCGTTTACCGACGAATTAAAAGGTGTTGAGGCGACTGATACCGGAAATATCATTAAATATGCCTGCCGTTGGAAGAAGAAAAACGGTATTCAGGATTTGGAGAAAATCCTTTGGTACACGCAGCATTTAATTGATCATTTAAAAAATATAGAAGAGGAGAATAAGTAACCATGAAAAAAGCAGAGATTGTTAAGAGTGTGAACGGTTTGTTTAGCAAAACAAGTTTTCAGTTAAAGAAGCATAGTCCGGAGATTCTTGTTGTAGCGGGGGTTATCGGCGTAGTCACAAGTGCGGTAATGGCATGTAAAGCGACAACGAAAGTCAACGAGATTTTGGACAAGACTAAAGAAGATGTTGAGGCAATTCATAAATGCGAAGAAGATGAATCTATGAAAGAGCAGTATTCCAGCGAAGATGCAAAGAAAGATTTAACGATTGTATATGCTCAGACAGGCGTAAAGTTTGCAAAGTTATACGGTCCGTCTGTTGTGCTGGGAGCATTGTCAATTACCAGTATTCTTGCATCTAATAATATTCTTCGTAAGAGGAATGTCGCTTTGGGTGCGGCTTATGCAGCTATTGATAAAGGATTTAAAGAATATCGAAATCGAGTAATTGAAAGATTCGGTGAAGAGGTTGATCGTGAACTGAAATATAATCTCAAAGCCAAAAAGTTTGAAGAAACTGTTGTAGATGAGGAAACTGGAAAAGAAAAAAAGGTTAAGAAAAATGGCTTTGTTGTGAGTCCAGCGGATATTAGCGGATATGCTCGTTTCTTTGAGAAATACACGCAGGATGAAGACGGAAATTCTATTTTGAATCCTCATTGGGAAAGCAATAATGAGTACAATTTAATGTTTATCAAGGCACAGGAACGTTATGCTAACGATCTTCTGAAGGCTAAAAAGCGAGTATTTCTGAATGATGTTTATGAGATGCTAGGTCTTCCAAGAACAAAAGCTGGTCAGATTGTAGGTTGGGTCTATGATCCTGAGAGCCCGAAGGGAGATAATTATATTGACTTTGGGCTGTATGCAGACAATTTGAGTTATTCTGATTATGTCAATGGATTTGATCAGGCAATCCTTCTCGATTTCAACGTGGACGGAAATATTTGGGAGTTGATGTAAGAAAAAATTTTATAACCATCCCTAAGAGTTGATCAATTCTTTGGGGATGGTTTTTTAGGAGGATTTTATGCGTAAGTTAATCAAAGTAATAGCCGTTCCAGTCTTATGTTGCATTATTCTATGTATATTGTTTTTCATGGTGGACTTCCGCTCAAATGGAGAAGAAGTTTCAGTCCCCAGAGCAATTGATGTTAGAAAGAAGGAGCCGGTTATTGCAGTTTGGCAAGAAGAAGCTGTTCCGATTGCTATTGAGGAAACGGAGGAATCAACAGAAATTATAGAAGAAATGTCGAAAGAAGATGTGGAGTTAATTGCTCTTGTTACGATGGCTGAAGCAGAGGGCGAGTGTGAAGAGGGAAAAAGACTTGTAATCGACACTATACTAAACAGAGTTGATTCTGAACATTTTCCAGATACCGTTTACGAGGTTATCTATCAGCCAAATCAATTTTCATCTATGTGGAATGGACGAGTTGATCGATGTGAGGTTCGAGAAGATATTTGCGGGCTCGTTTATGAAGAATTGGAATCAAGAACAAATTATGAAGTTATGTTCTTTACTGCTGGTGAGTACAGTGCATACGGTATTCCTATGTTTCAGGTTGAAAACCATTATTTTTCAAGATACGAGTAAGGAAAGGAGAATTATTATGCGTAATTTTTTAGCAGTTGTGTCTTATACATTGGCAGCTATGTCTGGTATTTGTTTTGCTGGTGGAATCGCCATTCTGTCAGCAGGAAAGGGGCACTAATATGGATGGTCTGGAGAATATAATATCGGTACTGGACTATGTTCTGGATACCAAAAGAAAAAGACATATTACAGGAGGCATTTTGTTGAGTGTTTCCTTTCTTTTTGGAGGATTAGCAATAACTGTAATGACAATCAAAAATGAGGAGGATGAGTATGAACAGTAAAAGGTGGGTTCTTCTTGCTTTTATTGCTGGAGCAGGGATAGGCTCTGTATGTACATGGCAACTACTCAAGCGAAAATACGAGCAAATTGCCCAGGAAGAGATTGATTCTGTAAAAGCGGCTTATGCCGCAAGAGAAAATGTAGAAAAAGCAGGGAAGAGTTTGTTAGAAGGCTTACAAGACGGTCTGAAGAAAAATGAAGCTCAAGAAAACGAAGATTTAAAAAAATATAAATCCATCATTCAGAAAGAAGGCTATACAAATTATTCTCGCAATGTGGAAGAAAAGAAAGGAGATCCGTTCGTGGAAAAGCCATATGTTATTTCGCCAGAGGAATTTGGTGAATTTGAGGAATATGAAAAAATAAGTCTTACCTATTATGCGGATCAAGTCTTGACGGATGAAAACAATGAAGAGGTAGACGATGTGGAAGAAATTGTTGGAGAGGAATCTTTGACACACTTTGGGGAGTATGAGGACGATTCCGTATTTGTCCGAAACGATCGGTTAAAGTGCGATTACGAAATTCTGCTTGATCAGAGGAACTATTCCGATGTTACAAAGACGATGCCACATCGAGTGGAGGAACGATGACGAAGAACGAGCTTAATGATACATATTTTAATTGGATGTGTCAGCTTGTGTTTGATGGCAGATATTCGAAGAAATTATCGTATCGAAGACTTTTGAAGATTCTGCATAAAATTGAGTTTATTTACAGTATTCCGATGGATGGAAATCGTGCGGAAGATGGTATTGATTTGAGGTATCGGTTTGGATATGAGAATGGATACAGTAGCTCCATGATTTCCGCTTATTTAGACAATAAGACGTGCAGCGTTCTGGAAATGATGATTGCACTTGCTATTCGATGTGAAGAGCATATCATGGACGATCCTGATGTGGGAAACCGAACTGGACAGTGGTTTTGGAATATGATTGTAAATCTTGGATTAGGATCTATGAACGATTCTAAATTTGACAGAGCCTATATTGAAGAAATTGTGCAAAGATTTCTGGAACGAAAATATAGTCGAAATGGTGCAGGAGGACTGTTTACAGTAAACCATAGTAGATACGATTTGAGAACTGTTGAAATCTGGTATCAGATGTGCTGGTACTTAGACGAAAATGTTTAGGAGGAACGCTATGAGCCATAGTGAAGTAATGAAATGGTTTGAATATTATTTTCCAGATTATGCGGGTGAACGAATAGATGTATTCTTTCCAAATGGAAGAAATAGTATTCGGATACGCCAGAAAAATGGTCAGGAATTTATATTCACTTACCACAGTCAAAAAGAATGGAAATTAGAAACGATTACCAGTTTTTTGAATGGAATGAAGGGAGGAAAGAAGTAAAATGTGTGAGATTATGAATTATATTTTTAGGAGTTTACATAATTCGGACAGAAGGTTAGATGTTATCTCAAGAGCTATCAGAAAACAGCAAAAATTCAACAACGGTGTTGCGGTTTTTTCTGTTCTGGTTACGATGAATTTTTTTATTGGTGAGATTGAAAGACGGGAGCAGGCAGCAAAAATTAAAAAGCTTGAAAGCAAAATCGAAGAATTAAAGCGTGACAAAGGAGAGTAAAAAATGAGATGATCGACTTTTTGATGATTTCCACACGTAGTACAAAGCGTGGTGCAATTGAAATCTATCCAAAGTTCATTATTAAAAAAAGCTCCGATCTGATGATTCGAGGTGGTGACTTCTACGCTATCTGGATTGAAGAACGAGGTTTATGGTCTACGGACGAACAAGATGCTTTGCAGTTGATTGACCGTGAGCTGGATAGATACGCAGAAGAAAGCCGCCAACGCTTTGACTCTGATATTAAAGTCCTTCACATGTGGGATGCTGAATCTGGAATGATTGATTCCTGGCACAAATATTGTCAGAAACAGATGCGGGATTCTTTTCACACACTGGATGATAAATTGATATTCTCCAACACCAAGACTGACAAAAAAGATTACGCCAGTAAAAAGCTGAAATATCCGCTTGAAGCTGGCGATTTGTCTGCTTATAACAAGTTGATGTCCACTTTGTACTCCGAGACAGAGAGGCAGAAAATTGAATGGGCTATCGGTTCCATTGTGTGCGGAGAATCAAAGAAATTGCAAAAATTTATGGTTTTGTATGGAGCTGCCGGAACAGGTAAATCTACGGTTCTCAATATTATTCAGCAGCTTTTTGAGGGATACTATTCCGTTTTTGATGCCAAAGCTCTGGGTTCATCTAGCAATTCTTTTGCATTGGAAGCATTCAAGAACAATCCTCTCGTGGCTATTCAACATGATGGGGATTTGTCAAGGATTGAAGATAATACTAGATTGAATAGTCTGGTGTCACACGAGCTGATGACGGTAAATGAGAAATTCAAATCTACTTATTCAAACCGTTTTAAATGCTTTTTATTCATGGGTACAAATAAACCGGTAAAGATAACGGACGCAAAATCAGGTCTAATACGACGATTAGTGGATGTATCTCCTTCCGGAAATAAATTAGGACCCAAAGAATACAAGACAATTATGAAACAGATTGAATTTGAGCTTGGAGCAATTGCATATCACTGCCAAGAAATCTATTTGAAGAATCCTGGAATGTATGATGATTATATTCCTATCGCGATGTTAGGAGCTTCGAACGATTTTTATAATTTCATTGTCGATTCGTACCATGTCTTTAAGAGAGAAAACGGTACAACTTTGAAAGCTGCTTGGGAAATGTATAAAACTTATTGTGACGAAGCAAAAGTCGGATATCCATTTTCACAGAGAGTTTTTAAGGAAGAACTGAAAAACTATTTTCGAGACTACAAAGAACGATTCAATATGGAAGATGGCTCAAGGGTAAGAAGTTATTACATTGGATTTCGGACAGAAAAGTTTGAAGAGGAAACTATTGTAGAGAAACAGGAAGAAAAGCATTCGTTGTTACACTTTGACAGCATAGAGTCTGTATTTGATAGAGAGTGTTCTGATTGTCCGGCTCAGTATGCAACGGAAAAAGAAACTCCGTCAATGAAGTGGGATAATGTAAAAACCAAACTGTCAGACTTGAATACTTCTCAAATCCATTATGTTAAAGTCCCGGAGAATCACATTGTGATTGATTTTGATATTCCGGATAAAGACGGAAATAAATCGTTTGAGCGGAATGTAGAAGAAGCAAGTAAGTGGCCGGCAACATATGCAGAGTTAAGCAAAAGCGGAAAGGGAGTTCACCTTCATTATATCTATACGGGAGATGTGAACAAATTAAGTCGTGTTTATGACGACCATATTGAAGTAAAAGTGTTCACAGGCAAAAGCTCATTACGGAGAAAGCTTACGAAGTGTAATGACTTGCCTATCGCAGTTATTAGCTCTGGTTTACCGATGAAAGGAGAAAATAAAATGGTAAATTTCGAAGCGATAAAAAGTGAGAAAGGGCTTAGAACACTGATTAAACGAAATTTGAATAAAGAAATTCATCCAGGTACTAAGCCTAGTATCGATTTTATCTACAAAATACTGGAAGATGCTTACTCCAGTGATTTAAGTTATGATGTGACGGATATGCGTAATGCGGTATTGGCATTTGCAGCAAACAGTACACATCAAGCCGATTATTGTATTAAATTGGTAAACAAGATGCAATTCAAATCGGCAGACCCTTCCACAGCGGGGAAAAATGAAGAAGCAAAACTGGTGTTCTATGATATTGAAGTATTTCCCAATTTATTCCTTGTAAATTGGAAGATGGAGGGTGAAGGGAAACCAGTTGTGCGAATGATCAATCCAACACCAACAGAGATTGAAGAATTGATGCGATTCCGATTGGTTGGATTTAACTGTAGGAGATATGACAATCATATTCTCTATGCAAGACTTATGGGTTATACAAATGAGCAATTATACAATCTTTCGCAAAAGATTATCAGTGGAAGTCCAAACTGTTTCTTTGGAGAAGCCTACAATGTTTCTTATACGGATGTATATGATTTTGCATCTGCTGGGAACAAAAAAAGCTTGAAAAAGTTGGAAATTGAAATGGGAATTCATCATCAAGAATTAGGACTTCCATGGGATCAACCGGTACCGGAAGAAATGTGGACAAAAGTTGCTGAGTATTGTGATAACGATGTGATTGCTACGGAAGCAGCATTTCGTTATCTGAAAGCGGATTGGACTGCTAGACAGATTCTGGCGGATTTAGCTGGAATGACTGTCAATGATACCACTAACACTCTTACTCAGAAAATTATATTTGGGAATGAGCGAAAACCGCAAGACCAGTTTCATTATCGTAACTTAGCAGAGCCAGTACATGATCTTGATGATGAAACATATTCGTTCTTAGCGGAAGCATGTCCGGAAATGATGTCTCAAACGCATGGGGAAGAAGGAAGTCTTTTGCCATATTTTCCAGGATATAAGTACGAAAACGGAAAGTCTACTTATCTAGGAGAAGAAGTTGGAGAGGGCGGTTATGTTTATGCAGAACCAGGAATGTATGGAGATGTAGCTCTGTTAGATATTTCTTCCATGCATCCGCATAGTGCGATTGCGGAGGTATTGTTCGGAGTTAAATTTACCAAAGCATTCCGTGATATCGTAGAAGGACGAGTCAGCATTAAACATGAGGCATGGAATGAGGTCAATCATATGCTGGATGGAAAGCTGACACCGTATATTCAGAAAGTAATTGATGGAGAAATGACGGCGAAGGATTTGGCGAACGCTTTGAAGACTGCGATCAATTCTGTTTACGGTCTTACTTCTGCAAATTTCGATAATCCATTCCTCGATCCTAGAAACAAAGATAATATTGTAGCCAAACGAGGAGCTCTGTTCATGATTAACCTCAAACACGAGGTACAGGAACGGGGCTTTACTGTTGCTCATATTAAGACAGATTCTATTAAGATTCCGGACGCAACTCCTGAGATTATCCAGTTTGTTATGGATTATGGAAAACGGTATGGCTACACCTTTGAACATGAGGCTACATATGACAGAATGTGTTTGGTAAACGATGCTGTTTATATCGCCAAGTATAAAGACGGAAAATGGACCGCAACCGGTACACAATTCCAGATTCCATATGTCTTTAAGAAACTTTTTAGTAAAGAAGAGATTGTCTTTGAAGATATGTGTGAAACAAAATCAGTAAGCAGTGCATTATATTTGGATATGAATGAGGGGCTTCCTGACGTATCTTCTTCTGAAAAGGAATTTGCAAAATTGGAAGGTCAATACAAGAAAGGGCTACTCTCAGATACAACTCTTGAGAATCTTTGTGGGGAACTGCTCGAACGTATCGAAGAAGGGCACAATTATATTTTCATTGGACGAGTTGGTCAATTCTGCCCGATTAAACCAGGAGCTGGTGGCGGTTTATTGATGAGAGAAAAAGACGGAAAGTATTATGCTGCTACGGGCTCAAAAGGGTATCGATGGCTGGAATCAGAGATGGTTAGAGAATTATCTAAAGAAGATTCTATCGACCGTTCTTATTATGACAAACTTGTCGATGATGCAGTAAAGACCATATCTAAATATGGCGATTTTGAATGGTTTGTTTCAGAAGATCCTTACATTGCAAAGCCAAAACTTGAGGATTTTATGAACATTCCAGAAGATGCAGATGAAGAAATACCATTTAATTAAAAGAAAAGGAGAAATATATCATGGCTTTTAAAAATGTACCAAATATCATTATCGAAAACGCTCGCATTATCTTTCGTAATTTCAGAGGAGAAGAATCAAAGTATAATCGCGCGGGAAACCGGAACTTCTGTGTCATCATCGAAGATTCGGAGCAGGCAGAGAAACTTTCCAATGATGGATGGAATGTAAGACTGCTGGCTCCGAGAGACGAGGACGAAGAGCCGAGACATTATATCCAGGTGGCAGTCAGCTTTGAGAATATCCCGCCTAAGGTATATATGATTACTAGAAAAACAAAAACACCGTTGGATGATGAATCCATTTCCACTTTGGACTATGCGGAGATTCGGAATGTAGACTTGACGATTCGACCTTATTCATGGGAAGTGAATGGAAAGACTGGTATTAAAGCTTATCTGAAGACGATGTATGTTACTATCGAAGAGGACGAGTTTGCCGAGAAATATGCGGAGGAAGAGGGACCGGAAGAAGTTTAATTCCTCTAAAATATAAAAATAGGGTGCTTGCTATCATCAAGCAGGGTAAATGTCCTAAGCTAAAAGGAAACAGCCCTCTATTTTCGTGAAAGGAGAAAAACTATGGTATTTTGGAATCCGAAAAAGAAGCGAACCACAGCGAAACCGAAAACAACTGCTTCTATTTCTAAACCTAAAGTAGGTAGCGTAAAACAAGAACTAAATATTCTGCCACAACCTAAGAAAACAGATAACCCAAAGCCTAATAAAGTTCCTAAAAATGAAGATGTTAAAAAGCAATTTCTAAAAACATTTAATCAGTTGACTTACCGGCACCGATCATGGGATGTATGGCGGGATTTCATCATAATGTTTGCCTGTTCTTTATCGAATCCAGTGGATAAATTCCACTATGAAGAACGGGAAAAACGATATTTGAAAATTATTAAAAAATACAATAAGCGGGAGCAAGAGCAGTTCCCGGAATTGGCTGCCTATGTAGTTATGGCTTTGGAAGAAAACCCAGAGCAGGACTTTCTAGGCAGTATTTTTATGGAATTGAACTTGGGTGACAAATCCAACAGTCAATTTTTTACTCCATATCATGTGTGTGAATTGATGGCAAAAGTAACCGAAGAGGATGTTGCTGCTGTTGTGAAAGAGAAAGGATATATAACTATTAACGATTCTTGTTGTGGGGCAGGAGCTACTTTAATTGCAGCAATCAACGAAGCAAGAAAACAATTAGAAAAAGTTAATCTGAATTTTCAGAATCATGTATTGGTTGTGGCACAGGATATTGACGAAATTGTCGCTTTGATGTGTTACATTCAGCTTTCTCTTCTTGGAGTGGCTGCATATATCAAGGTGGGTGATGTATTTACACAACCGATGTCTACGGATGATAATGGAGAAAATTACTGGTTCACGATGATGTATTTTTCGGATGTGTGGACTATGAGAAGAGTGTTTCACAGCTTATGAAAGGATGACAAATATGATTAAAACAGTATCGTTGAAGAAAGAGGACTGTTATTGCGATTTGGCTACTTTTTATGAAAATGTAGCACGAAAAATATCGGCAAGAATAACAGATAAAAGCAAATTTGATTGCCGAAAAATTTGCGTTACGAAAGACGTTCAAGAAGTGTTATGGTCTTATTATCGTGAGGAGAAGAACCAAACTGACGAGCAGATAGCATCTATATTGCTGATAGGTGGACCTAAAGCGAATTTGGAGGAGTATGGGATTCTGGAGTATCGAGCAGAAGTTGAAAACGGATTTGTATCTTGTGGGGAGAATCCAGATGGCTGTTAAACTATATGATTATCAGATAGCAGCAGTAGAAAAAATGCAGAATGGATGCATACTTTGCGGGGGTGTTGGAAGTGGAAAATCCAGAACTGCTTTAGCTTATTATTATCTTCAAAACGGTGGAGAACCGAGCTGTTTGACAGGAACGGAGGAATATATTCCAATGGAAGATCCTCCAAAAGATTTATATATCATTACAACAGCAAGAAAGAGAGATACGATGGAATGGGAGGGGGATCTTTCACCCTTCCTTCTCTCCATTCATAAAGATGTCAATTTATACTCCAATTTAATTAAAGTGGATTCTTGGAATAATATTGGAAAGTATGCAGATGTGAAAAATGCTTTCTTTATATTTGACGAGCAAAGAGTAATTGGGGCAGGAGCATGGGTAAAAGCATTCCTAAAGATAGCAAAATCTAACCAATGGATTCTGCTATCGGCAACTCCGGGGGATACATGGCAGGATTATATTCCAGTGTTTGTTGCGAACGGATTCTACAAAAACCGAACAGAGTTCATCCGGGAGCATGTGGTATATAGCAGATTTAGCAAATTTCCAAAGATTGACCGATATCTAAACACTGGACGATTGATCCGTCTAAGAAATCGAATTTTGGTGAATATGGATTTCAAGCGACAAACAGTTTCACATCACGAAGATGTGTTTGTGCGGTATAGTATCGAGCAATATAAAGATGTGGGAAGAACCAGATGGGACCCGTACAAGAATGAACCGATTACAAACGCAGCCGGTCTTTGTTATATATGGCGAAAAATTGTGAATACAGACGAATCAAGACAACTTGCACTGCTGGAAATTGTAGAAAAGCATCCAAGAGCCATTATATTTTACAATTTTGATTATGAGTTGGAGCTTTTAAAAGAATTGTTTATTCCACATGCAGATACTATGTATTTTGAAATCGCGGAATGGAATGGCCATAAACATCAACCTATTCCAAAATCAGAAAGCTGGGTGTATCTTGTCCAATATAACGCAGGAGCTGAAGGATGGAATTGTATTAAAACTGATACGATTATATTCTATTCGCAGAATTATTCCTACAAAATCATGCAGCAATCTGCGGGGCGAATAGACAGGTTGAATACACCATTCAAAGATTTGTATTACTATCACTTGAAATCTCGGAGCGGAATCGATTTAGCAATCAGTAAAGCATTAAAGGAGAAGAAGGATTTTAACGAAACAAGATTTGTGAAGTGGTAACAATCTTATAGCAATACCGCCAAGCTTGTGTTAATATTAAAAATAGGAGGTATCAAGAATGTTTGATATTTTACAGAAGGCTGGGAGGGGTGTCAAGAAGTTTATGAGCGAAAAAATCAACACTTGTAAAGAAATTTTATCATCTGCTCAGAACAGATTGATTATTGGTCTTGTGATGATTGGTACTGGAGTAGGCTTTGTTGCTTCTGCTTATATTCGTGTACCGAAGGAGCAAATCTAATTTAAGAAAATTCGCAAAAATAACATGCCCTATAATGAAAGGTATATTTACCTTATCTTAAAAGAAAGGGCTTGCTAAAGGAGGCAGGTAAATGGAAGACAATATGAAAGAATTTGTTGCGTTTAGTAGAAAACTTTTGAGGGTTCTTATCGAACTCAGAGAGTTGCTGGAGGAAGGGGAATACGAAAAAGTCAAATCCAAACTCGATGGGTTGATTGAGGACACTCAGAGGGATATCGAAGCGTAACCAAGAAACAATTATGTCAGAAAGGACCTGTGGTTGAAAAATCGCAGGCTCTTTCTTTTTTTATATCAAATGGGCGGTTTATTATGAACGAAGAGTATTTAAAAGAGTTAATAGTAGGTATTCGAGTATTTTTATGGATGTTGTCTATAAAGATAAAAGCTTTATCATTGACAGAATTTTGGAAATTGCTAGAAGGTTGTAGTTCTCAACAAAAACTTTATGCAGTATGGCTTAGATACTATTTTTAGAAGGAGCGATGTTATGAAAATCAAGGAAGTAAATACGAATTATATCCTTTTTGATAATGGTTCAAGAATCACATTTGACCACGAACAGGATTGTTGTGAAACAAATTATGCAGATTTTGAGCAGCTCGAAGATTTGGCATTAGAATACGAGTTTGAAAATGACTTGATATTCGAAGTGGTTCCAGAAAATGGCTTTAGATTTGGAAGCAAAGGAACACCGATGTTCTTTATCCCTTGCTATTCGGATCAGAATGGTTACTATTCCTCAGATATTGATATTTTCTACGATGGAAGGCATGTGTTCAATGTAGATTGTGAAGAAAGGATTTATTAAAACTATGAACGAAGAGTATTTAGAAGTTAATTTTGAAAAATATTGCAAGACGTGTCAGCACAAGGAATTGGAGGAAAAATTCGATCCTTGTAATAGATGCTTAGAACACGGTTGTAATCTGAATTCCCGTAAACCTATTATGTGGGAGGAAAAGAAAAAATGAAATCGACAGATAGTGTTATTGTAAGTTGGGATTTTTCTCGTGGAAAAGATGTTGGTGTTTTAATTGTTGGTAGTCAGAAAAACGGGCGAGTGGATGTCATCAATGCCTATCAAGGAAAGGAAGCATACGAGCTTTATCGAAAACTTACCATTCAGAAGAAAGGAGCGGACAAGTGAGCTTTCAGTACGATCAATATTTAACTCAGCATCGTTCTAATGTAAAAAGAGGATTTGACTGGATTGCTGAAAATCTTCCAGAACTTCTAGTCGATGGATTCGATTATGGATGGCAAATTGAATTTGCACATGATAAATCCAAAGATGAACAGGATGAATATGAGGCTTACGATGCGTATTTTTATGGAGGAAATCGTTCTTATGCGGTTATGCAAAATTATCAAAAAGCTTGGTTGTTACATCTGCATAGAAACCCTCATCACTGGCAATATTGGATTTTGATAAATGATGATCCGAAAGAGGGAGAAATTATTTTGGAAATGCCATATAATTATATCATCGAGATGATTTGTGATTGGTGGGCATTTAGTTGGCAAAAAGGAAAGCTGGATGAGATATTCGGCTGGTATGATGAGCATTGTAAGTATATGAAGCTGCATCCAAAAACTAGAAAAACCATTGAAGATATTCTGGAAAAAATGAAAACAAAGTTGGATGAGATCAAAGAAAAAAATGAATTACAAAATTAGACATATTTTGGCTCGGATTCTTTTTAATTAGTGAATTCGGGCTATTTTTATGTCTTTTTGAAGGAGAGGAAGATGAAGCAACCGAAGAAATTAACCCGTGAACAGAAAGAATGTCTGTCTGCTCATTATCTTAATTGTAAAGATTGGATGTTGGTGGAGGAAACAGATTTTTATTATCGCATTATCAATAAGAATACTGGTGTGATAAAGAGCGTAGATAAGTTTAGAAAAATGAGAAGGAGAAAATGAAATGAATTCTAAAATTATTGCAGTGGATTTTGATGGAACTTTATGTGAAAACAAGTGGCCGGAGATTGGTGAGGCAAATGAAGATATGATTTACTATCTTAGAAAAAGACAGGCAGAAGGGGACAAACTAATTCTTTGGACCTGTCGTGTTGGTGATATGCTTCGGAAAGCAATCAATTGGTGCTACAATTATGGTTTGATTTTCAATGCAGTCAATGAGAACCTTCCTGAAATCATCGATAGCTTTGGCTCTGATACGAGAAAGATATTCGCCAACGAATATATTGATGATCGTAATCGTCTTATCAGTTCCTGCCGAGAAAAATCGAATATGGAATTATGGGTAGAGAATGAAGTTCGAATCGCCTGTGAACATGAGAGAAAAGCATCCGGAACAAAAGAGGAAGAACAGGATTATGGTTGTGCTTGCTTCGAAAGTGCCTTAAAAGCATATCGAAGCCTTCTGGAAGACGGTCATTCTGGATTTAGTATCGGTATGACAAAGTATATTTTGGTTCGCATGATTGAAAGAAAACCGCTCACCCCTATTGTAGATACGGAAGATGTCTGGAGCGATGCTAGAGATCGAAGTGGTCATCGAGGAGAAGTTGTCAATTATCAGTGTAAGCGCATGAGTTCATTGTTTAAATACGTGTATGCTGATGGGACAGTAAAATATCGAGATGTAGACCGGTTCTGCGGTATCAATTTGGATAACCCAAATGTTTCGTATCATAGCGGTTTAATTGATCGTGTGATGGAGGAAAAATTCCCGATTACCATGCCATATTTCCCTGAAAGTAAGCCTTTCAAAGTGTATTGTGAAGATTTTCTCGTCGATTCTAAAAATGGAGATTATGATACAGTCGGAATTCTGTATGCGATTGTACCGGAAGGATACAAGGTAGAAATTAACCGATTCTTCAAAGAGGAAAACAACGAATTTGTTGAAATAACCGAGGTAGAATACAACATGAGAAAACATTGTTGCGGATGTTTTGGAGCATCAAATAACGATTGTCAGAGATGTGATGTTGTGGAGGACGATAAGGAAAATGAATCGAAGTAGATTTATTCAAGGACTAAAAGGTGACATTCAACTTTCTGAAAAAGAAAGGAAACGAATCATTCGAAAGAGTCTTCAAAAGTATTCCTGGAAGACGAAATGTACGGTAGCAATGGAGGAATTCGCAGAGCTTCAGCAACAGATTAGTAAGCAAGTTCGAGGGTATGGGGACAGAATAGGACTCTTGGAAGAGATGGCAGATGCGTATATTTGTCTAAACTTCCTGGAGTCCATTTTTGATATTAAGCCGGAAGATTTGCAGAAAGCCATTGATGTGAAGTTGGAGCGAGAAAGGAGAAATTTATGAAAAATATACTTTGTTGTGATTGCCAGTATTGTGGTGATAAATATAGTTTTCCACTTCCAAACGATTTAATAGAAGTCGATTCGGAGAACCCTTTTATTAAACATTATTACTGTTGCTGTGGGGACTCAGAATTTTACGGAAAAGATATCACAAATTTAGACCTTACTAAATGCGACTCTTTTGAAGAATTATAGGGAGGAAAATGTAGTGACAGGACTTAGTGTGCAAATAGAGTTAAAATCCAGACTTTGTCAAGTCGGCGAAAAATTTGGATATTTCCACGCATGGGAACATTACTCAAAACCTTTGGAAGCTAGTCCTCTTATGGGTGGGGCTCCAGCAGGAGTATTTAGTAAGATGTTTGGCATTGTAGAGTTTTCAGATGGAGTCAGGCGAGTCGATCCGTCTGAAATCGTCTTCTGTGACGAAGAGAACGAGATACTCTCAGAAATGGAGAAAATGCGAAAATGAATAATGACATACTAATTATAATTTACAGAGACAACTATGAAGATATGTTCAGAGCGATGAATGAATTGATGAACTATCTGGTGGATCTTAAGGATAGCATGAGCATTGATAAGCGTCGAGCTACTATCGATATATGTGGTCATATTAGAGTTACATTTCGATGTGGAGACGTATATAAAATGGCAGGGTTAAGACCCAACTATTATGAAACTTGGAGCTGGGAAGCCGATAAATTTCTCGCTCCGTCGGCAGCAAAGTGTTGCGGAAAAAAGATGCCTTCTTTAGAGGGTATTGCTTATATCATTCAAAAAGAAGTAAAGGAGAAAAAATCTAATGATTAAAATCGAAAATGTAGAAATTATGGGATGGGAACATGTCATCAGGGGAATGCGAAATCCGATGAATAGTTGGGAGAAATCTGATAGCGGTATATGTAAAGGTGGAGACGATGGTATTGGGTGTAGAAATTGTGCCGCTTATGATTGCGAACATACATATGATCAGTCGTGGCAGCTTGGAAAAGCGGATCATGAACTGATGATGCGATTGGCAGCTGGTGGTCCGACTCACGCAAAGTATCGCCGAATGATTACCGTCTATATGGACATCACAGCTCCTTTGTATTGGTGGAAGGAGTTCGATACCTATAAAGTGGGAACTGTTGCTAACTCCTGTTCCACGATGCACAAAATTTCGGAGAAGAAATTTACGCTGGAAGATTTCTCACATGAGTATTTGATTAGACATAGGAGTGATGATAATAAGGGATATTCGGAAGTACAAATGTGCGCAGACAGTGATGTTTGTATTTGCTTTCCAGAGGATATTCTTATGCTTATCATTGATAATTTGAATGTAAACCGTGACGCATTTCTCGAGACCAAAGACAAAAAATACTGGTGGCAGATGATTCAGCTTCTTCCAAGCAGTTACAATCAGAAACGGACGATTATGCTGAATTATGAAGTGCTGGCTGGTATTTATCCGATGCGAAAGAACCATAAACTCGATGAATGGGTAGAATTCTGCAAGTGGATTGAAAGCTTACCATATTCAGAAATTATTGTTGGTAAAAAGCAAGATGATTAAATATTATGAATCGGTGTTTTACAACACGTTGGAGGAATTAAATGCTACCTATAAACATAACCATCCAGATGTGTTACGCCTCAAAAAAAACAATACGGGAATGGTGTTCAGTTTAGCAGAATAATGTATCCGGAAAATATTATGCCGCGATTTGAATTATCTTGTTATAGGATTTTGGAGGAGGATTGAGTGTGTCGATAAAGGTCAAAGATTTATTACCTCTCATATGGTACAACGATATTCGTTTAGTTGTTGGTGCGAACGAAGAAGTTTGCCTAATACGAAAAGATTTCAATAAAAAAATACTTTCCGACGAGTGTCTCAATATGGAAGTAGAGTGTATTGAAAATGATGAATGCATTCTTGATACTGTAAACATTCATGTGAAGAAAGTATAGAGAGGAGATTATGATGTCTAAAGTTCCATTCGCTGAGTATAAAATTGGTTTTGAAAAATTTCTAAAAAGTGAAAGCGGAACAATTTATGTCCAGTGTAAGACATTTAATGAAGCTTTATACGAATTACAAGAATTGATGAAAATGGTCGACTTCGAGAAATTCCACGCTTTATCTTATTCGACTTCGGATAGACTTTACTATTGGAATTTTTATAAAGAAAATACGATTTTCTGTTTAACAGACAGAGGCAGTACCTTCACTCATATTAAACATGTTCGGGAAAAAGGGGGAAAAGTTTTCTCTTGTAAAGGATTTGAAAAGCGAATGAAATATTTTATGTATATTGATGGAAAGGAAGGTTCGACAAAATGATATTTACTTTTATTCAGCTACTTATCATGTTCATCACTGTTTACTTATGTGTTTATTCGCTGATTGACCGAGTGCTGAAATGCATCGAACACTGTGCAACAGCGAAAGCATACGGAAAATTCCGAGAGGCGGGAATTATGACAAAAATGGAAGCCGTTGAAGAAAATATAATCAAATCAACAAAGGAGAAGGACAATGTGGAAAAAGGAGTTAATTAAAAATAAAATATATGCAGTCATTTTAATGTGTGGCGGAGCGTTGGCAATCCCATGGTGTGATGGGGATGCAACGTTCTTTTTATTTTCCCTGATGATGGGGATACCGCTGTTCTTTGCAAAAGAAAATTGGATTTATGAGGGGGAAGAAGATGATGGGACGAGCAGAGAGGAGACGTACTCAGAAATTAGAACAAAAAGCGAAAACCGCCACATACAATCTCACAAAAGAGCAGCTCAATATAGCGGTACGAGAACAAGTAGGAAAAGAGCTTGAGCGTATTAAGCAGGAAGCCACGGATGATGCCGTAAATACCGCTATGGTTTTACTCCTGACTCTCCCTTTGGAAGTGTTAATGGATCATTATTGGACAAAGACCTACGCCAAGCGTATTCCGAGATTTACTGAATTGGTTCTGGAATATTACGAACGCTGGCAAAATGGAGAGTTGGATATGGATAAGTTAAAAGAAGATTTATGGGAATACGGTGGTGTTAAATTAGTAGAAGGAGAGGGCGAAACAGCATGAAATATGTAATTGGAATTATTATCGGAATTGTGTGTCTGGCGGGAGTAATAGCATTAAAAGCAATTAGTGCGTCTACAACCTATATGGATGACTCTTTCCGATGGGGAGGACGAGATGGGTATTAAAAATGATTGTCGAAGAAATGCAGAGGGATATTCAGACCCGACTGCCTATGAAGCGCTGAAGAACATGGAACAGGAAGACGAACGGTTTCACAAATTATTGGACACTATCTTTGCTCTTTGTGAGTTGTCAGATTTTCATATTGAGGAACGGATCGTTATCAAGGACAAACGAACGGGACGAATTTGGAGGTGATATATAAACATGAATGATTTTCAGAAAGCAATTGATACGATTACGAAAGCATTTGAAGAATTTGCCGCCAAGTTAAAAGAGATGGCGGACACTCTGAACAAAGCGTTTGGATTCTCGGACGCCGAGAAAGAGAAGAAAAAGAGTCTAAGCTCTCCGGCTCGATATGGGATGTCTTTGAAAAAATTCCGAAGAGAATCTTTCATTAAACAATATTCTTACCGTCCGATTGCTCGGAAACATTTACCTTACCAGAGGAGAAACTATTAAAAACGTCTGTACAAAGCTTGAAGGTGGGTGAAAATTACGCCCACTTTTGAGTTTTGAAAAACGGGCTTTGGTCACTTTTATTTGGGCTTTTTGGAAAATGAGGGGAATTTTGGGGAAGGATTCGGACGATTTTGGTCAAATTTGTGGTCATTTGCCCACTTTGTGCCCACTTTTAAAACCCCGATTTGGTCAGTAAAAACCCAGTATTTATGCGGGTTTGCGGGCTCAAAGCCCACTTTCCCACTTTTTTTCTTAAACTATTATGATAGAAAGTTTAAATATATATAGTAATAGCGAAAAAAAAGTGGGTTTTTGGCCACGAGTAAAAAATGGAGGAAATCATGAGCAAGATTAGTTGGGAGAGCTTATATGAAAATTTCAAGTCAATTTATCCGAGGTTGTCGCGGTCATCCGTATATTTTCGTCCGTTTGGGTATATGAGTATAGTGGTGTACTTTGAAGATGGGATGAGAATGGTTTATGATGATCTCAGAAAACAGGCTCATATCACAGGTTGAAGAAAATGTCAAGAGCTAATAAAAAAATCTTTTCTTTATCAACGGTTTATGGTATAGTATAAGTGCCACACAATCAAATATCGCAAATTCGTTTAAGGGAATTCATTTTGGTAAAAAGTGTATTCTCTCTTTACTCATACCCTTAAACAGAGCGAGATTGTGTGGCAACAATGGGAGATGCATTTTTTCGGTGCGTCTTCTGTTGGAGGCGCACTTTTTTATTGCCCATATATTACTTGATTGAGAGGGATATACATTGGGAACGAATAATACGAATAAAAATAATAAAGGTTCAACAGATGTTATCGGTGTCATAAGTGCACTTGCTGGTTTGGCAACCGCGGCAACACCTTTGGTGGCAAATGCTATCAATAATGCAAAGAATAAATCTTCTGAAAAAACAGAAGAAAAGATTAAGATACCAGAATTATATCATAAAGGATTTCCAATAGATCTGGAACAAGCAGTGAGGATGTTAGAGGATTGTGGACTAAAAAGTTCTACAAGCAAACTAACCATAAAGGAAGCAAATCCACGATATAAGGACTGTTTTGATTCTCAGGTTATAGGTTCGAACCCTAAACAAGGAACCGTCGTTAAAATCGGCTCGACAGTATGTTTAAGATACATACCAGATGAAGTTATTATTGAAAGTCAAAAAATATTTGACGAACTGCAACGCAACAAAAAAGAATCTAAAGAACGTACTAGAGAAAATCTTTCGGTTGTTGCGAAAAGGACAAAACAGAGCGTGACAAAAATCTTTAAAAGAAATAACAAAGAAAAAATAATAGGGGAGGATATGCCAAATGAGTAAAAGCGGAAAAAAGAAGCGGAGTACAGCCGGATTGATATTGGATGTAATACTCACGTTATGTACCGGTGGATTATGGTTAATCTGGATATTGATACGGTATCTCAGAAATAATAGTTAAAATTGAATATTGGTTAAGTGAGACAGAGATTCCTTGACGAGTCCCTGTCTTTTTTTATTTTCACTTGGTATTTTTTTGCGCGCGAAAAAAACATAGACTGTTATGAAGAGAGAGGGTTAAAACAGCCATTCTCTCTTTTATTTTGGAGAAAGGAGGCTCATCTATGCTTGAAAGTGAATTTCAAAACAAATTGATTCAAGAGTTAAAAAGAATGTTCAAAGGCTGCATAGTTACAAAACTCGATGCCAGTCATATTCAGGGTATTCCTGATTTGTTAATTCTTTATAACGATAAATGGGCCACCTTAGAATGTAAAAAAAGTGTACGCGCCAAGAAACAACCAAATCAAGAATATTATGTTGGACGAATGAATGAGATGTCATTTTCAAGATTTATTTGTCCGGAGAATAAGGAGGAAGTGTTATATGATCTTCAACAAGCATTCCGCTCTTGAAGGGCAACACGCCTTTCTTGGTGCGAGTAAATATCATTGGATCAATTATGATGAATCCAAAGTTGCCGAGTCATATTCGAAATTTTTGGCAACTCAAAAAGGAACTGAACTTCACGATTTTGCAGCGAGATGTATTACTCTTGGTCAAAAACTTCCAAAATCACAGAAAACATTAAATATGTATGTGAATGATGCCATTGGTTTTAAAATGATTCCAGAGCAGCCCCTGTTCTATTCGGAGAATTGCTTTGGTACAACCGATGCAATCGTGTTTCGAAATCGGATGCTTCGTATTCACGATTTAAAAACAGGTGTCATTCCAGCACACATGGAGCAGCTTGAAATATATGCGGCTCTTTTTTGTTTGGAGTATAAAATTAAACCGGCTGATATTGACATAGAGTTGAGAATTTATCAGAGTAATCAGATTTTATATGAAAATCCAACAGCAGAAATCATCGTTCCGATCATGGATAAAATTATTACATTTGACAAAGTAATTAACAAAATCAAAGAACAGGAGGGCTAAATTATGAATCCTATTGCGGAAGAAATTTTAATGCATTATGGAATGCCTCGCCGTTCTGGACGCTATCCATGGGGCTCTGGTGAAAATCCATATCAGCATAGCGGAGATTTTCTGAGTCGAATAGATGAGTTGAAGAGTCAGGGAATGAGTGATACGGAAATTGCAAAAGCTATGGGATTAACTACCACACAATATCGTACACAGAAATCATTGGCTAAAGATGAGAGGCGTGCACTGGATGTGGCAAGGGCGAAGTCTCTTAGGGAAGATGGACTAAGTCTAAATGAAATCGCAAAAGAGATGGGGTTTGCAAATGATTCATCTGTTCGTTCTTTACTGAATGAAAATTCCGAAGTTCGCATGAACCAGGCGAAGACCACCGCTGAATTTATCAAAAAACAAATTGATGAAAAAGGTATGATTGATGTCGGTGCAGGTGTGGAAAGAGAACTTGGCATTTCAAAAGAGAAATTGAATGAAGCTCTCTATATGTTGGAGATGGAAGGCTATCCTGTTTATGGAGGTAGAGTGGATCAGATAACAAATCCGGGTAAAAAGACAACTCTTCGGGTAATCTGTCCTCCTGGAACAGAGCATAAAGAAATTTATGATTTTGAGAATATCAATTCTTTGAAAGATTATGTGTCCCACGATGATGGAGAAACCTTCGATCCTAAATTTGTTTATCCGAAAAGTATGGATTCTAAGCGACTTCAAATTCGTTATTCCGAAGACGGCGGTGAATTGAAAGACGGAGTTGTTGAAATTCGTAGAGGTGTTGATGATTTGTCTTTGGGAGAATCGCACTATGCACAGGTACGAATTTTGGTTGACGGAAGTCATTACATTAAAGGTATGGCGGTTTATTCCGATGACTTGCCGGATGGTGTAGATGTTATGTTCAACACCAATAAGAAAAAAGGAACTCCTAAAATGGATGTTTTAAAACCAATCAAAGATGATCCGGATAACCCGTTTGGTTCTTTGATTAAAGAAGGCGTTAATGATCCCGACAACCCGACTTCTGTGAAAGGCGGTCAGAGCTATTACTATGATAAGAATGGTAAGAAGCAGCTTTCACTAATAAATAAACGTGCGGAAGAAGGAGATTGGGGAGAATGGGCGGATAAACTTCCATCACAGTTCTTATCTAAACAGAGTCGAACCTTAATTAAGAAACAACTTAATCTGGCAGCAGCAGATAAGCAATCAGAATTTGATGAGATTTGTTCTTTGACTAATCCGACTGTAAAGAAAGCTCTTCTAAAATCTTTTGCTGATGATTGCGATGCAGCGGCAGTCCATTTACAAGCGGCAGCTCTTCCTCGTCAGAAGTACCAGGTTATTCTTCCTTTAACTTCTATTAAAGATAACGAAGTTTATGCTCCGAACTATAAGAATGGAGAAACTGTGGCTTTAGTTCGTTATCCGCATGGAGGAACCTTTGAGATTCCTGTTCTGACTGTAAACAACAAACAAGCTGAGGGAAGAAAAGTTCTTGGGAACACGCCGGCGGATGCCATCGGAATCAATAAAAAAGTGGCAGATAGACTTTCTGGAGCAGATTTTGATGGTGATACCGTTATGGTCATTCCATGCAACTCATCCAATAGTAGAGTGAAAATCACATCGACTCCACAGTTGAAAGGTCTTGAGGGATTCGATCCTAAGATGGCGTATGGAACAGTCAAAAAGGGTGGTGACTACTATAACGAAAGCGGTCAGAAGATTAAGATTATGAATAATACTCAGACAGAAATGGGTAAAATTTCAAATCTGATTACTGACATGACGTTAAAAGGAGCTACTCAGGATGAATTAGCAAGAGCGGTCCGCCATAGTATGGTTGTTATCGATGCCGAGAAGCATAAACTCGATTATAAAAAGAGCGAGCAAGATAATGGAATCACAGCCTTGAAGAAAAAATACCAGGCTCATGAAAATGATGATGGTTATGGTGGAGCTGCTACGTTGATTTCAAGAGCAAAGTCTGAAACCTCAGTGTTAAAAAGAAAAGGAAGTCCGATTATCGATAAAGAAACCGGTGAGCAAAGCTGGAAGACTGTTCGAGAGGAGTATGTGGATAAGAATGGGAGAACCCAGGTACGAACTCAGAAGAGTACCAAGATGGCAGAAACCAGAGATGCTCGGACACTTTCATCTGGAACTCCTCAGGAAGAGGCGTATGCGGACTATGCTAATACCATGAAGGCCCTGGCTAATCAGGCTCGTAAGGAGATGGTTAGTAGTGGGAAAATAGCTTACTCCGCTTCTGCAAAACAAACGTATCAAGCAGAAGTAGATTCCCTTATGGCGAAGTTGAATGTTGCTTTAAAGAATGCCCCTAGAGAACGTCAGGCACAGACCATGGCTAATTCCATTGTGGCTGCTAAAAAGAAAGACAACCCAGACATGACAAAAGCCGAAATTAAGAAGGCTAATCAACAGGCTCTTACTGCGGCTCGTACCGCCGTTGGTGCAAAGAGAACGCCTATCGAGATTACAGATCGTGAATGGGAAGCAATTCAAGCGGGAGCTATTAGCGAGAATAAACTTACCCAGATTCTTAATAACACAAACATAGATACTGTCAGACAAAGAGCCACACCTCGTGCGACAACAACACTAAGCCCAGCAAAAGCAAATAGAATTGCGGCCTTGAATGCTTCGGGTTATAGCACTGCTGAGATAGCAGAAGCTTTAGGTGTATCGAGTTCCACAGTATCGAAGTATCTGAATGGAAAGGAGTGAACAAAGTAAAATGGCAAGCAAATGTATGCTTACAACTGTTGATAATCCTTTTGACCCATTTGAACAGTTCACTTCATGGTTCATGTTCGATGAGGAAAAAGGTTATCATACATGTTCGTATCTTGGAAGAATTGCGAGAACATCTGATCAACTTTCAGAAGAAGAAAATGAGTTGGAAAATGAACGAGCAATTGATGAAATTTTGAAATATGATTTTCGGAATATCTACAAAAAAGTTGTACAAAAAACATAATCGTATTGCGGTGTAATGGTGTAGGGGGGGGGTCGTAAAAAATGCACCCCCTCCGTCATCGCGGCGGTCTTTGAAAATTCCCCGGGGGTATTTTTCGGAGAATGTTTTTACCTTCCGGCAGTATTTAACAGAGCTCATAAGGTTGACTAAGTAATAAGCTGTGGTTCTTTTTACTCTTTTTTCTCCTTTCGGTAAAAAAGTTGCAGTTAGCTTTGTGGGTTCTTTTAAATACTGCCAGAAAACTTTTATGAATCTATTGAAAAACACATGGGAAGGAGACAGTAAATGGCTAGAAAAGTAAAGAGTTCCGAATCGACAAGCTCTTCCAAAAAGATTCGCCCTGCTTTGACTCCGGAAGCAAGAGAACTTCAAATGATTTCTCTGGCTGTTGACTTGGCTGAAAAGCAATTACTGGAGGGGACTGCTTCTTCTCAAGTCATTACGCATTATCTGAAATTAGGATCTTCCAGAGAAAAGCTAGAACAAGAACGACTAGCAGAAGAGAATAATTTAGCCAGGGCAAAAGTGAGGGCTATTGATTCCACTGACGAAATTAAAGATCTCTATAAAGATGCCATCAATGCATTTCGTATATACAGCGGACAGGGTAACGACGATGATTAGGACATATGCAGAACTATCAAAATTGAAGACTTTTAAAGAACGATACGAGTATCTTCGTTTAGGCGGAGTTGTCGGGACAGACACTTTTGGATTTGACCGATATTTGAATCAGATTTTTTATCGGTCTACAGAATGGAAGTCAGTTCGTGATTTTGTGATTGTGAGAGATAATGGATGCGATCTTGGAATAGAAGGACATGAAATATATGGGAAAATATTGATTCATCATATGAATCCAATTTCCGTAGAGGATATTTTAAAAAGAAGCGATTTCCTTTTAAATCCCGAATATCTCATCTCAACAATTCTTACAACACATAATGCCATTCATTACGGAGACGAAAGTCTTCTCATTACAGAACCTATTGTTCGAAGCAGAAATGATACATGTCCCTGGAAACGTTGATGGAGAGGAGGTTATGGAGATTATGGAAAGCGTACTTACATCAATAAAAAAAATGCTTGGTATTACAGAAGAGTATGAACACTTCGATTCAGATATTATCATGCATATCAATTCGGTGTTTATGATTTTGACTCAACTTGGCGTTGGTCCGCCATCAGGATTTTCTATTCGAGATAAAACTTCCACATGGAAAGAATTTATTTCTGATGAAACAAAGCTACAGTTAGTAAAATCTTATATGCATATGAAAGTAAAATTGCTATTTGATCCCCCTTTGAGTTCTGCGGTAATAGCCTCAATGGAAAAGATGATTGCTGAAGCGGAATGGCGATTAAATGTAGCAGCGGAAACTGATATCGAAAAATCGGAAGATCATGAATCATACGATGGTGAATACAAGATAACACCGAAAGCGTTCGATTCTCAGACATTGGATACAGAAAATAAGATTCTTGAGCGAAACATTGTGATAACAGAAGTTCCATATTATGAAACCGGAAACGAAGCAAATGGAATAACATCTTACATTGCAAAGGAGGGAAATTCAAAATGAGTGATGAAGAAATGCTGCAACATTATGGAATCCTCGGAATGAAATGGGGAGTTCGTAGGACACCAGCACAGCTTACAAGAGCGAATGGGAGAGCTGGTAAAACGGAAAGTTCTGATGAAATAAAAAAGATGTCTGATTCAGAACTTCGTTCAAAGATTAACCGTCTCCAGATGGAAAAGCAGTACAAGCAGCTAACCAGTTCAGAAATTTCAGTTGGAAGAAAATTTGTTCAGGATGTTCTGACAAATGCTGCAAAGCAGACCGCTACCAATTATGTATCAAAATACATGACGAAAGGTATTGATGCGGCTATTAAGAAAGCAACAGGCAAGTAGGTGATTTAATTATTATGGCATTATCAAACACAGCCGTTCCCAAATACTACGGCATGTTTCGAGATGCCGTAATAAGAGGGGAGATACCCGTTTGCAAAGAAATCTCTATGGAGATGAATCGAGTTGATGATTTAATAGCTAATCCAGGTATTTATTACGACGATCAAGCGGTCGAGGGATGGATTGCTTATTGTGAATCGGAACTGACATTGACGGATGGTTCTGACTTGAATCTGCTTGATTCGTTTAAATTATGGGGAGAGCAGGTTTATGGATGGTATTACTTTGTTGAGAGGAGCGTATGGGAGCCAAGTTCCGATGGGCATGGTGGGCGTTATGTAAATAAAAGGATTAAGCAGCGATTGATAAAAAAGCAATATCTTATTGTGGGGCGTGGTGCTGCAAAATCTTTGTATGACACATGTATTCAGTCATATGGATTAAACATTGATCCTTCTACAACACATCAAGTTACAACTGCGCCTACAATGAAACAGGCTGATGAAGTAATGTCGCCATTCCGTACAGCAATTACTCGATCACGAGGTCCTTTATTCCGGTTCCTCACAGAAGGTTCTTTGCAGAATACAACCGGTTCTAAAGCGAAGCGAATGAAGCTTGCTTCTACCAAAAAAGGTATTGAGAATTTTCTCACTGGTTCGCTTTTGGAAGTAAGACCGATGTCCATAGCAAAGCTTCAGGGATTACGTCCTAAAATTTCCACAGTGGACGAGTGGTTATCAGGAGACACGAGAGAAGATGTTGTTGGTGCTCTTGAACAAGGTGCATCGAAGCTGGATGACTACATTATCGTTGCTACGAGTTCTGAGGGAACTGTAAGAAACGGAGCAGGCGATACCATCAAAATGGAGTTACTGGACATCCTCAAAGGGGAGTATGTTAATCCACATGTGTCTATTTGGTGGTATAAATTGGATTCCATTGATGAAGTTGGAAATCCAGATATGTGGTTAAAGGCAAATCCCAATATCGGTAAAACAGTAAGCTATGAAACATATCAGCTTGATGTGGAGAGAGCTGAAAAATCTCCCGCCGCGAGAAACGATATTTTGGCAAAAAGATTTGGTTTACCGATGGAAGGTTATACCTATTATTTTACATATGAAGAAACACTTCTTCATAAAAAGAGAAGTTATTGGCAGATGCCGTGTTCTTTGGGCATTGATCTATCACAAGGTGATGACTTCTGTGCTTTTACATTTTTATTTCCATTATCAAATGGTTCTTTTGGAATCAAAACCAGAAACTACATTTCTTCATCAACTCTGATGAAACTTCCAGCAGCAATGAGAATTAAATACGATCAGTTTATGGAAGAAGGGAGCTTGATTGTTCTTGAAGGCACCGTTCTCGATATGATGGAAGTGTATGAGGACTTGGATAATCATATCACTGAATTTGGATACGATGTTCGATGTCTGGGATATGACCCGTATAACGCAAAGGAATTTATTGAGCGATGGTCTTCTGAAAACGGACCGTTTGGAATTGAAAAAGTGATACAGGGAGCTAAAACAGAATCCGTTCCATTGGGAGAGTTAAAGAAACTTTCAGAGGAGCGGATGCTTCTGTTTGATGAAGAACTTATGACTTTTGCGATGGGGAATTGTATTGTCATGGAAGACACGAATGGAAATAGAAAATTATTGAAAAAGAGATACGACGCAAAGATTGATGCCGTAGCAGCGATGATGGATGCGTTCGTTGCTTTTAAATTAAATCGAGATGCTTTTGAATAAGGAGGTGACGAATTCAAAATGGAAGTTACAATTGGTTCCAGGATTAAACATGCCTGGAACGCTTTTTTAAACAGAGATCCAACAAGTTACTATAGAGACATAGGAGTTGGATATTCATACAGACCAGATCGTCCGAGGCTTACAAGAGGTAATGAGAGATCTATTGTTACTTCTGTATATAATCGGATTGCGTTGGATTGTGCTTCAATCAGTATTCAGCATGTTCGTTTGGATGATTCGGAAAGATTTCTTGAAAAAATTTCATCGGGATTGAATGATTGTTTAAATCTATCAGCCAATATTGATCAGACTGGTAGGGCTTTTCTTCAAGATATTGTTTTGTCAATGCTTGATGAAGGATGTGTAGCGATTGTTCCGGTAGATACTGATGACGATCCGGATATTACCGGTTCGTATAAAATCGAATCGATGAGAACTGGAAAAATTATAGAATGGTTTCCGAGTCATGTTAAGGTGAGGGTCTATAACGAGCGAACAGGGTTAAAGGAAGATATTGTAGTCCCTAAAGACACAATAGCAATTATCGAAAATCCGCTTTATGCAGTTATTAACGAGCCCAATTCAACCATGCAGCGTTTGATAAGGAAGTTGAATTTGTTGGATGTTGTTGATGAGCAAAGCAGTTCGGGAAAACTTGATTTGATTATTCAGCTTCCCTATGTAATAAAAACAGAAGCAAGGCGTCAACAGGCTGAGAAGAGGCGTGTCGAGATCGAGCGTCAGTTGGCCGGTTCTAAATATGGTATCGCATATACCGACGGTACGGAACGGATCACACAGTTGAATCGTTCTGTGGAAAATAATCTAATGAAGCAGATTGAATACTTGACGAGTATGCTTTATAGCCAGTTGGGTATCACTCAGAGTATATTGGATGGTTCCGCAGACGAGAAAACCATGTTGAATTATTATAACCGTACCATCGAACCGATTATTGCAGCTATCGTTGACGAATTAAAACGTAAGTTCCTTACTAAAACAGCCGGGTCTCAAAAGCAATCGATTCTGTTCTTCCGTGACCCCTTCAAACTTGTACCAGTAGCTGATCTGTCAGAAATTGCTGACAAATTCACAAGAAATGAGATTATGACATCAAATGAAATTCGCCAGATTATTGGTATGAAACCGTCTGATGATCCAAAAGCTGATGAGCTCAAGAATAGCAATATCAGCGAGGCCAAATCTGAGCCTTCAAATGGTAGTTACGATGTCGAACCCAACGAAAGTGATGCTGGAGCCGATTATGACAGCATAGTGAACGAGCTGCTTGACGGTCTTGAAAAGGAGATTGATGAAATTATAGGAAGCTATGTTTCGGATGATGAGGAGGAGCCCTAATGGATATTAACGAACCTCTTCAACACTATGCGTCTCCTTATTACGACCCAGTGAAAGCTCATGAATATTATATGAGAACCAGAGAACTCAAAGGGCGACGTTCCACAACAAAGCTTAATGATGAGGGAAAGAAAGTCTGGGCTTATACAAAAAATGAGATTTCTGGTAAGAAGAAGGAAAAGGTAAAAGAAGAACAGGAAAAACGGAAACAAAAAATTGCTGAGCTGAGAGCAAAAGCCAAGGTGACCCGAGAGCAGATCTCAGCTAAATTAAAGGAACTGAATGCTCAGCTTACCGAGGAATCTTCGTCGAGAAGGAGTAGGGTTGATTCTCGTAAAAATCTGATTTGGAGGATATTGGAGAAGAAGCAGAAGACCAGAAAGAGCGTATCGATGAAAAGAAGAATACCGAGATTGAACGCTTAATGGCAATAGAAATTCCATCCGGGTTATCCAAAGAAGAAAGGGCAAAGCGAGTAGCGGAGCGAAATGAGAAAATCGCAAAGCTTCGTGATGATGCCAGCGAGGATAAATCTAAGGTGAGTGAGCAGGCGAAAGCTGAAAAAGAAGAGGTGAGAACTTCCGCAAGTCGTAAGAAGAAACGAATTACTGAAGACACCAAAGAAGAAAGGGCTGATAATTCTGCGAATGCTAAATCAGAAAGAGAAAAAGTTAGTGCAGAGTTAAAGGCTGCCGTTACCGCTGCAAGGGAAGCTTATAAAGCAGCAAAAGAAAATCTTGATGCCACTTATGAAGATCTTTATCAGCAAGAGTTTGATAAGATAGCTTCCGAATATAAAGCAGTAAAGAAGAGGAAACGGAGGAAGTAGAAATAGCTTTCGCACAATACTGATAGAAGGAGTGATTTTCAAAATGGAGAAATATGATTTTAGTGGCTGGGCTACTAGAAACGATCTTCTTTGTGTTGATGGTCGAACCATCAAAAAAGATGCGTTTAAAAACCAGAATGGAAAAACCGTTCCGCTGGTTTGGGGGCACACCCATTCCGATCCTAATCGCGTGCTCGGTCATGCGGTTTTGGAAAATCGTGACGAGGGTGTTTACGCTTATTGTAGTTTCAATGACAGTGAATCTGGACTTGCTGCAAAGAAATTAGTGAAGCATGGAGATGTTCGTTCACTTTCCATTTGTGCTGGTCAACTTAAACAGGCAGGAGCAAATGTAGTACATGGCGTTATTTATGAATTGAGCCTTGTTCTGGCTGGAGCTAATCCAGGCGCATTCATTGATTCTGTCATGGAGCATGGTGACGCTTCGGAAGATCGCATGATTATTGGATATGATGAGAATATCATGATTTATCATTCTGCGGATGAAAAAGAAGAGAAGTCCGAAACGCAGGAAGGTAAAACTTCTGAAGAGAAAACGGAAGAAGATGAAGAAACAGTTGAGCAGATATTTGATACGCTCAGCGAAAAGCAGAAAAATGTAATCTATGCAATGTTCGGACAGGCTTTCGGGGAACCGGATAAGCCCGAAGATAAAAACGATGATTCTAAAGGAGGAAAAACCGAAATGAAGCATAATGTGTTTGACAATGAAAAGAAAAACGAAACGGGTGGCTTTCTGGCTCATTCTGCCCAGGAGGATATTATCAAAATGGCAAAGACCAGTCAGGTTGGCACTTTCCAGACTGCACTTGAGATTTATGCAGAGCAGAATGGTTTTCAGCATGATGCGGTAAGCGGTGGATTTGTTCAGGCTGGCGAGGGTAATGTGACGGCTCTTTTCCCTGAGTATCAGGAAGTTCGTCCAGGTGCCCCTGAGCTTATTACCAATGATCAGGGCTGGATTTCCAATGTGATGAGAAAAGTACATAAGAGCCCTATTTCCAGAATCAGAACCAGCCAGACTGATATTCGTGGTATCGATTCTCTGCGTGCCAGAGGTTATAAAAAAGGTAAAGAGAAGAAACAGGCTGGAAATTTCAAATTGGTTCGCAGAACGACAGATCCGCAGACCGTTTATGTAAAGAATGCGTTACATCGTGACGATATTGTTGATATCACAGACTTTGATTATGTTAAGTATCTCTATGATATCGATCGTTTGATGCTCAACGAGGAACTGGCAATCGCAATGATGCTGGGAGACGGTCGTGAAGATGGCGACGAGGGTAAAATTGATCCGGATAAAATCAGACCTATTTGGACGGACGACGATTTGTACACCATCCATGCAGATCTGGATGTAGAAGCTGCAAAGAAAGAACTTCAGGGAACCAATACCGGTGCAAACTTTGGTGAAAATTATATTCTCGCCGAGGCTATGATCAATGCAGTTCTGTATGCAAGAGAGAATTACAAGGGAACTGGGACACCGGATATGTACATCACACCGCATATGCTTAATGTGATGCTTTTGGCTCGTGACATGAATGGTCGCAGAATCTACTCTTCCAAGGCGGAACTTGCATCTGCTTTTAACGTTGGTGAGATTCTTACCGCTGAGCAGTTTGAGGGCAAGACCCGTAAGACGGACGACAGCAAGACCAAGAAACTGCTTGCTATCATTACGAACCTGAATGACTACTCTCTGGGTGCCACAAAGGGCGGCGAAGTTACCCACTTCACACAGTTTGATATCGACTTTAACCAGGAGAAGTCCCTTCTGGAAACCAGATGTTCCGGTGCTCTGACCAGAGTGTACTCTGCCATTGCAATCGAAGAGGATGTAACTGACCTCCCTTAATCGGCTTCTCCGTTAATCCCGAAAATGGGGAAGCCAATCTGTTCGGGAAAACAGTAGATTCGTTACAGGAGAATGTTGTTGTCGGAGAGGCTGAGATTACCGGTACGCTAAAACATGTTACCGGGTACACAGGATTCAGTAGCAATGTTTCTGAGCAAGAAGGAAACTATCTTGCTTTGAAAGTGGATTCCGATTCTCAGGATGCAGTTGTTACTGTTGAACTCGTAGGCGGAACAAAAGGACCAGTTACACTCGACGAAGACAGAAACATCGTACTCCTTATCAAGAATAAGGATACTCAGAGTATTAAGGTGACTGTAAACAATGAGGGCAACTCTTCTACAAAGACTTATAAACTTACTGGATTGACTTTAGAGGGAAAATAAAGGAGAAAATTCAAAATGGCAAAATTTTATGGAAAAATCGGCTATGCTGTGAGAATGGAAATTCGTCCGGGTGTTTGGGATGATGAAATTACTGAACGGGAATATTTTGGAGATTTGCTTCGGAATACCAGCCGGTATCAAACTTCCGATAAGCTCAATGACGACGTCAATATTTCAAACGAAATCAGTATTGTAGCCGATCCTTTTGCCTATCAGAATTTTCATGCAATGCGGTATGTCGAGTTTATGGGAGCTAAATGGAAAATTTCCAGTGTCGAAGTTCAGTATCCGCGTTTGATCTTGACAGTAGGAGGTGTGTATAATGATTGACCGACGAATCAAGTTTCATGGACTATTGTGCGAGATTTTATCTTGTCCCATAGAAGGTGAAAGATGTCGATGCTATTTTCAGCCGCCAGAATCTGTTAAGATGAGTTACCCCGCCATTGTATATAGTCTTGATGATATTGATAAGACATATGCAAACGACGGGGTATATTTATCTAAGCGAAGATATACCATTGTGGTTATCGATAAAGATCCGGATACGAACCTTGTACAGAAAGTAACGAATTTACCAATGAGCCGGTTTGACCGGCATTTCAAAAAAGATAATCTGAACCACTATATTTTTAATGTATATTTTTAAGATTGGAGGAATAATTCAATGAAACTTGTTTGGGATAAAGTTGGAGAACGGTTTTACGAAACCGGTTGTGATCATGGAGTTCTTTATCCGATTCAGACCGGTGGAAAATACAACAAGGGTGTTGCATGGAATGGTCTGAGTGCGGTGACGGAGAGTCCGTCTGGAGCAGAACCTTCGCCGATCTATGCTGATAACATCAAATATCTGAATATGATGTCGGCAGAAGATTTTGGGGGAACAATTGAAGCATATACTTATCCGGATGAATTCGCAGAATGTGACGGTTCTGTAGAGATTGCTCCAGGTGTGTTTGCGGGGCAGCAGAGTAGAAAACAGTTTGGTCTTTCTTATCGTACCATTCTGGGAAATGATGTCGATTCAGATGACTATGGTTATAAACTTCATCTGGTGTATGGATGTCTGGCTTCTCCTTCAGAGAAAGGTTATCAGACCAAAAATGACAGCCCGGAACCTATTGCACTTTCTTGGGAGTTTAGTACAACTCCTGCGGAGATTTCAAAACTGATTGAAGGAAAGAGAATCAAGCCAACAGCTATTCTTACTTTCGATTCTACCAGAGTAAATGCTAAGAATTTAGCTGAGTTGGAAGAAATTCTTTATGGTAAAGATCCGACTTCTCCAGAAGGAGATGATGGCGTTGAGCCACGACTTCCGTTACCGGATGAAGTAATCGAGATTATGTCAAAGGAAAACCCTTAATAAGCCTTTCTGTTAAGCCTGAAGACGGAAAGGCTACTTTGCTTGGAAAAGCAGTTAATGAATTACAGCGAGATGTGGTTATCGCTGATAATGAGGTGACAGGCACTCTGAAGTATATCGACGGTTATGTTGGTTTCAGTAGCAATGTTTCAGAGCAGTCAGGTAATTACTTGGCGATCAAGATAGATACAGAGCCGGTTGAAGCCAAAACAGTTGTTGAACTCGTAGGCGGAACAAAAGGACCAGTTACACTCGACG